CCATTGTTTTTAATTTTGTATGTCTTGTATTCCTATTCTATGTATTGAATCAGCTAAACATTTCTTTGCTTCAACTTCTTGTCTGTTATCCATATTAAACTGACCTTGTATCATTTCAGTAGATGTGCCTATTGAAGATGCAGTTTGTATTGTGTTACCCCACCAAGTACTATCGTATATTTCGTTTGCCATTATTTCTTTTCTTTTTTAGTTAAATACTTTTTCAATTTAACAACGTTTGCTTGTTTTGGTTTGTATGTTGCTCTCATTATAGTACCCATCCGTTAAATAAATCGTTAGTGTCTGGGCTTATATCTTCGTTTGTATTACTGTTGTACTCTGGGAATATATCTTCGTGAAAACTAATATAATCTATAAATCTTCTTGTATAATATTCTGCAAAGTTTCTTTCTTTGTTTACTAAATAATCTACTTCCTCTTTAGAAACACTCTCTGCGTTTTCTGATGTATGTTTACTTATACCTCCGTTTTTTATCTGATATGCAGCGAAAGGTAAATACTGCATCATTGCATAATGTATCAACATAGGTTGTACGTAGTCATTAACTAAAGATAAATAGTTGCCACTTAAATTATCAGCAATAATATCAGCACTAATCTTATTATATAAATCAGTTCCTAAATAATTCTGTATATCTATCTGTTGTGCAATCTTAATGAACTGTATAAACTTGTCAGTATCTACATTCCCATCAAGAATACTATTCTTTACTAAATCTGTTCTACTTATAAATAATGCTGTTGCCATCTATCTTTTTTTATTTACAAATCCATTATTAGGCATATCAGTTGGTCTTGTTGCAACTTCCTTTGCATTAACCTCTGGTTTAAAACCCTCTTTTCTTGCCTTGTTTACACTTATTTCTGCATTTGGATTACCTACATCTGGTTTTAGATTCTTCTTCTTTGCCTTGTACGTTTTACGCATCCAAAAATGATGACAATCTCCACCGCCTTTATAAAGCCAAATATCATAAGTATCTGCTCCATTTAATCCCCAACCTTTATTGACTGCTTTTTGGCTCATCATATCAATATCTTCTTTACGATATATCTTTTTAGCATTTACCATTTTCTTACAGAACTCTCTACTGTTTTCACTAAAAGTTAATGGTGCATATTGATACCTTACCTTAAACTGTAAACCATCTTCATTTTCTCCATCTTGACTACTTTTTGCGTTTGGTCTCGCAGTTCCAGTAGTAACAAAATTATACATTTTAGATAATATAGATAATTTAGGATTGTTTAACTTTCTTACTTCCTCATTTAATTCTTCTTCTGCATCATAATCAACTTTTCTTTCATCAATCAATTCCCAATTCTCTAAATCCTCATCCTCTCCAAACTCATCTAATTCAGTTAAAACCTTGCTTAACTTAACACCAGTTTCTTCTTCTCTTGTTTCCTCATCTACTACATTATCTAACTCTTTAAATTCTAAAGGTTGTAATGTCTTAAAATAAAGGTTTAAGCTAATATCATTGTAAGCTAATATATCATCAAAGGCATTTATTAAAAGCGTCTGAAATGGTCTAATAACTGTGTTATCCATTAACAAAGAAGCAGTTTTTAATTCTTCTGCGTTGTTACCTAATCCACTTGAATCCTTTACACCTAATAACATAGGAGAAACAACTCGGTGCGATACCATAATCTTACGCATACTTTCATCAGAAAGAAATTGGTATTGGTTATGTGCATCACTTAACTGTATTGGTTCTATACTCGCAGCAGTATTTGCATCATCGTTAAAAGATAATATAAACTTACCACTATTAGAACTACCACTAAATTTCTGATAGATTCTGTTTTCTATTAATTGTCTTTGCTCTGGGTCTGGTGTACCATTATTGAAATTGATTAACATACTTGGTGCTAATCCATTCATAATATTATTTATATGATAGTTAGAAATTTCTTCCTCTAACTCTGCATATTGTATTCCACCTTGATAATCTACTGGAGAATAATATTTATATCCTGCCTTATAAGGTTTTACATAATATATTTGTATTGCATCATTACCATAACCAAACGCTTCTATTCTTTTTAAAGTATCGTTCTTTTTATAGTTTGCCCAATCTGGGTGCATATAATACGCTTCTATCTCGCCTTTCTCATTACACTTCTCTGCTCGTAATGTTTCAACTGGTATGTGTTCTACTCTTGCAATCGTTTTTCTATCTTTAGAATAGATTACTTGCATAGCACATTGACCCATTAATTTTAAATCAGAAGATAATCTCCTTACACAATCATCGTGAAATAAGGTTATCATTTGTGCATACGCTTCTGGTTTTCTATTGCTATCTGTTGCATCTAAACCTCTACCGAATATCATTTCAGACATTCCGTTTATAATAGCGTTATTTGTTGCACTACCATTATACCTATCAATTAAAAACTGAAAGTAATTGTTGTCCTCTCCATAAGAAACAAAATTATCTGTCTTTGTTTCCTTTATTTTAGGACTTGTATAAGTCGATAAATTTAATACTCTTAAATCATTCATATTATAAAACTATATAATCATTATTACCATCTTTACTTACATACTCATCTTTATTAACAGAATAGTAATCGTTGGTATATTGGTTTATTGTTTGGTTTGTACAGAATATTTTATCTTTATAAATAACTTCTAAAGAACTATTATTTAATAATTCTTCTGCTTTTAAAAAATTAAACAAACATATATTTTGTTCAAAAACACCCCCTGCATTAATTACTCTTTGCTTAAAATTATCATAGCTTTCTACTTGATATATTTTTAAATCATAAAAATGCCCCTCTTTTAAATTAAAAACATTACTTACTTCTAAATAATCTCCAACTATATTTGAACTTGGTAAAACAATAGAAACCTCATCATTTGTACTATCATCTCTTAAAAATAAAACAACATTATCTGTAAATACTCTTGGTATTACCTTTATAATTTGTGCATCTGTACTTGTCGTTAATACTTTCATATTAGTATATAGTAATAAATACTAATTTTTGTGTGTATTGATAAAAAAAAGGGTATCCGTTAAGATACCCCTTTAATATAAAGTAAAAATTTAATTATGCAGTTGGGTCAATCTGAACCGCAGATACATCAGTAGTTACCGCAGTAGGTTGTACAAAGTAAGGTGGTGCAGTTTCTTGTGCTACAATAGTTAAATTGTATCCACTTGCATCTCCCATTGCTGCTCCAGTAGTGATAGAACCACCAGTAACTTCTGCTCCGTGTTCCATACCTACAATAAAGTAATTTCCGTTGTAATCTTTTACAACTACGTGAGGTCTACCGTGTGCAATTAATTTTAATTCTTCTTGAGTTGCTTTGTCTTGAAAAGTTAAAGCCATTGTCAAGGTACTTTCGTAAAAAGTAGTTCCGTTTTCTCTTGATGAGTTGATTGCAGTTTCTAAAGATGATGCACCTTTTACATCAAATTGAAACCAAGTTGGGTTAAAAGGAAATTCGGTAACTTCCCCTGCTACTATTATTGGAAAACCTAAAGTTCCGTAATCTGCAAAGTAAATAGTTTGAATACCACCTACTGCTGATTTACAAGGTACTTTACGTCCAGTTGTTAATGAACAAGCCATATTTTATATTGTTTTAAATAAAAAAGGGATAGGCAAGAACCCACCCCTCTTTAATGATTATTAATTAATTATTATGAATAAAGAACGATGTCAGAACCGAATACGTGTTGTACACCTGCGGTAAACCTCATTATTACTCTTACGTTTTGAGAACCATCGATGTCGCTCATATCAATTACTTTCACTTCGTTTTGGTCGTTTAAGATACCAGTTCCGAAATATAAGTTTGATTTTTGTGCTGCAACCATAGTGTCATCTCCTAATCCTTTTGCAACAAAGATGTTGATACCATCGAAAGATAATTCTCCTCCGTTGAACCATTGAGTTCCTTTGTTGTCAGAACCATTTGCTCCGATACCACTTGCAAATCCTCCTAATGCTCTAATGTATGCTCTTGCTACGTTTGAAGAAACATAAAGAGTTAAATCTTCTTGTCCGTAAACAGCAGTTGGGATAGCATCTACTACTTTTCCTAATTCAGCAATTACGTTTCCTGCATTTACAGTAGTTCCAGTTACATCTACAACAGTTGCATCAGCAGTTAATTTTGCAGTAAATCCATCAAATTCTCCACTGTTTGCAGTTGCTCCACTCCAAATGTTTTTCTCTGTTTTATCAGCTACTTTAGCAGATACGTGAGCAATTACAAATTCAGCAAAAGATGGTGCTAAATTATCGTGAGCAGAATAACCCATTTGTTCAGCTTCCCAAGAATCGTGTAAATCTTTCTTACATAATTGTAGGTTTACTTGAAACTCGTCTGGTTGTAAAACTGCTTCTGTTAAAGTTAAAGTTCCTTGATTAGTTACAAAGTCGCAAGAAGCATCTTTTACGATGTCATCA